TCTTCTTCTCGCCCGCTGTCTTTTTCACGCCGCTTCCCTTTCCATCTCAGGAGGCTTCGCCGCCGCCTTGATCGCCTGCATCAGGCCGACGATATCATCCTCCATAGCCCGGATGCCGACTTGCTTAATCGCGATGTCGAGGAGGCCAACCAGGGCCTGAGCCTGCTCTTGTGTCAGGGTCAAATTCATATTTCAGTCTCGTTTGCTTGAGGCTTCGGGAGGCTTGCATTGTAGGCGTCCCGTGCGGCGGTAATGCCGCTTTCCACGTCCGCCGTGGAATACTGTCCCGCGTAGGATCGCGCGGCCATGTTCATGACGTGGGCGACGTAAGCCGCGTTGTCGACGAACGGCCCCTCTGGGGGCGCGTAGGCGTCTGAGATTTCAATGGTGTAGGTCATGGGGTAGCCTCCTTTATGGTTCAATTGCAATTTGCACTGCGGCGCCTGTCGCAAAGCGTGCCATTATGCGGGTTTTTCCTGCACCGTTGTCTTCGGCGTAAATTCTCACGGAGTTTGTACTAGGCGCTGCGGGGGCTGTGTCTTCAGTCAACTCTAACGATCCGCCCAGCGAGCCCGCTGCTTTACCGAGAGACATAACATCGGCAACTGCGGAATACCAAAATGCCCGCACGGCGCCCGCGCCGCTTGTCGTGTTTAAATAAGGAGCGTACACACTTGAAGCCACATACAAAGCTCGCGGCCTGCTCGCGCCGCTCGCGCCGATGTCGTAGGTGTTGTCTGCGGCGGCGAGGAAGTGGCCACCAGATCCAGAAATGCTCCAGCGGTTGGTGCCGTTCGTGAAGAAGAATATGTCTCGCGATCCGGTTCCGGTGCCCGCAGCTTGCGTGCCAAAATAGAAAATGTTGCCGGACCACCCTGCTGTTAACCGCTCATAATTACTCGCATCCGTGTAGGTGTTGTAAAGCCGGAACGTCTGCGCGTTCGTGCCGCCGCGTTGCTCAAGGATACCAACACCATTGCTGATTAACCCGACTTGCGCAGATGGTCCGACATATAATACTGACGTCGCCCAGATGCTAGGAGCCTGCCATTCGGAGGACGCTAGTCCGACCCCTGATTTTCTTAAACTAAACCGGCTCGACCCACTTGTCTGCAATTCCATCAATGCGGACGCTGCGTTGCTCGCCGTGTCGGTGACGTTCATCTTTATGGCGTTAAACGTGGTGCCTGCGGAGTCCCAAGTATCTGTGAGACTGTAAAGATATGCCTTAGCCATGGTGCTACCCTATGTTTCCCGCTGATAGACGTGGTCGCCGTCGCGCTCTGACACGCGCTCTTCATCGCGGGTCAATACTTCCGTGTTCACCGTGACCGCCAACGGCATCAGGTATAAAACCTGTTCCTGCAAAGCCAAGGAAAGCGTGTCACGCATCAGTAAAGCGCCACAATGTCGGTTGCGTTCGTATTCGTCGAATTAACCCGCCGAGCCTGAACCGGAATGATCTGGCCAGAAGCGACGTTTTTGAACGTCACCGCCGTTGATCCATCCAGCGGCACAAGCGCCAAGTCACCCGTGACCCCGATAAAGAACGCCCTGGCCGGCGTCGCGAGATCCACCGTGTCAGAAGGCGTCACCGCCACAAAGTTGAACGCGCTGCTGACTTCCTTATTGCTCGTCGCCATTAGTAGAGGCTCCCTCGGCTAAAGACCTGAGACGGCATCCAGCGGAGCGCCTCATCAAATATCATGCGGTCAATCCGCTTGAACTGTGTGGAAATACGTGTCCGGCCCGTGTCCGCCATAGCCTGAAGCATTGGCGAGGGGCTAACCCCATATTCCGGCGCGATGATCATTCCAAGCAGGGATGCAACCCCCTCGTCATGATCCGGCCCGAGCGGCTGCTCATCCGTCAGCTTCAGCGCCGCTATATCGTTCCATGTCCGGTTCCATTGCGTGAAAACGAACTGTTGAGAGGTTCGCATGGTCGTGGAAGAGACGGTCTGAGAGGGCGTGACCGTGTAAGTCCCAACCCCGCCCGCGCCTGTCCCGAGCGCCGTAATCGTCGTGTTCTTCGTGACCCCGGTGCCGTTGAAAATCTGCCCCACCGCCAGAACGCCGCTTGAAACGGCTGAAACCGTCATGGTCGTTCCAGATATTGAGGCAACGTAGGAAGGCGGAGCGCCATTGTTCAGAAGCTCAATCCGGGCGCCATTGCGCGGAACCCGGTACGTGATCCCGTTATCATCCGTCACCGTGGCCGGCAGGGTGACGACATAGGTTCCCGTGTAACGGAAATCTTCCTCGCCCGTCTTCGAGGCGGTCAAAAGCTCATCGGTCAGCCGGCCCGCAATCCCTACGCCAGGAAGACGCGCCATCATGGCTTTGAGGGCGAGCAAAGCGTCAGCGGCTTGGCTGGCGGTTGGATCTCGGCCCGCTGGAACGGCTTCAATTAGCCGGAGCGCCCGCTTAATGATCTCATCAACCGTCATTCGCCCGCCTCGCGTAACAAAGGCCCGGACAGGCTGTTAACCCGTCCGGGCGCCCGTTCGTTAACCTCTTACGCCGTTGGCGAGAGGGCCGCAATACGTGCCGCAAGCTGGGCTCGAATGGTCTTGTAACCATAGAGCACATCCAGACGGCAGGGGAACGCATCGTTATTGATGTCGTACTGACGGATAACCCGGATCGAGATCCCATCATAAACTTCGCGCGCTGCGAAATCCACGCCCTTCGGCATCACCAAGTCAGCCGTCGCGAAGGTGAAGGCGTCCTTGTGATAGACCAGAGACTGGCCGTAGGTAGAAGAGGCGGTGCCAACGAAGGTAAGCGCCTGGTTATCGGCTGCGCCGTTCGAGACGTTCTGACGAGCGCCAGTCGCCACGATCGCCGGAGAGATAGAGATTGTACCGCCGCCGCCAGCATAAGCCGCCGTTACAACAAACTGCTGAAGGATGCCCGTGGAAACCTTCGTTTCCGGGTGGACCGCAAACACGCCCGCAATTGTAAACACATCGCCGACAACCATCGCGCCGGTTCCGGTATCGACGATGAGCGAAGATCCGGTCTGAGCCGTTGCAGCGTTCGTGAGGTAGGTCGTCGCCACGCGAGCGCCGTTTTGGAAAGTCTGGAGGTGCGAGGTTTCCATAAAGTCGAAGCCCGCGGCCTTGCCAACCATGCCTTCGCGGTACTGCCGGGAGATTTCCGGAGCGGCGTTGAAGAGCGTCGAGAAAGCCGACACAAGGTTGGCCATATCGTTCGACGTCAGAAGAGCAGTTCTGTCCCCGTCCGGAGCAAGGTTATCCTGAAGCTTGCGGCGTCCCGAAAGGACGTTCGCATAAGTGATTGCGCCCGAGACGTTGTTAATCGTGTTGTAGACGTCCTTGTACATTGTGCCGAGCGCATCGGCTTCAATGTTGGACGCCAGGACAGCCATCGCCGGTTCAAGAATGCGGCGGCTGAAATCGTCAAGATCAAGCGTCAGCTCGTTTGACGAAAAGGTCATATCCACGCCCTTCTGAGTGCTGACCGCAAGGTCAACCTTCGTCTCGGTCGTGTCCTGCGTTGACAGGCTCGTTCCGGTCCGGACCGTGTACTGGTTCGGAAGGCGAATGCGGAGCGTATCGCCAATCTTGGCGCCGCTCTGGGCAAACGAGCTGTCATATTGTCTATTGATGGAGCCGACGAAGGTAAGCTTCTGGTGAAGGATACGAAGCGCCTCGCGCGTGATCATATCCGGCGTAAGAATGGTATTAGGCATGGATTATCACCTTGTTTTGAGTTGGGTTGATCGCCAGCGCATCCACTCATCTGTCGACATAGCTTCCGGCGTTCTGACGGCTGCTCTGCCTGAGACGTTTGGACCTGGCGCGGGGGCGGCGGACAACGGTTTCGACCGGGGCGCGGATAACCGCGCTTCCAGCTTCGCCATTGCGGCGCCCAGTTTGTGAAGAGGGAGAGCGGCAATCTTCCGCAGCTCGTCCACATTCTCGCCGAGATAGCCAGCGAGAGCTAAACTGTGGTCCGATTCTACAACAAGATCAGCAATTTCCTTTGAGACCGGCAACGTAACGTCACTGAAAAAGGCATAAGCCCCTTCCGTTTCAGCCTTAGCCGCCAGCGTGTTCCGCTGCTCCATCAGACGCTCGCGTTCCATGTTTTGACGCAAGCGAGCTTCAACCCGCTCGACGATATAATCAGGATCGCTGTCATCTGTTGAAGTTGCGGCCTCATACGCCGGTTGAGGCGGCGGCGTGTATTGGCTCCGCATGGCCTGCTCGCGCCAATAGTCGGCTTCGCGCTGGGCCTGCCTTGCCTGCCAGGTCAGTTCATTGAGACGCTTTCCAACGCCTCGCTTAGACTTCTCCGGCTTCTCGCCCGTCTCTTCTGTCGCCTCATCCTGTTCTGCCGCGATAGGTTCGGATTGCTCCGGGGGTGCGCTGGCAGGCGCGGGAGTTGGCGTGGGTTCAAAGGTGGCTTCGTTGTTTTGGTCGGACATTGTGCGCCTTTCAAGCGGCCCAGTTTAGGCGGGCATCCCTCCAACAGGTGCGCCTTGCGGCGGAGACCCGGCGCCTGTTGGGGCGGCGCCAGGAAGCGGGAGACCGAGCTGCATCAAGCGCTCAGTCAAATCAAATTCGATCTTGTTGGCCTCAACCATCGTCTTGCGGGCCTTGGCCTGCTTTTCAGGATCAGGCGGCGGCGCCTGGCCTTGGCCTTGGAAGAGTTTGCGGATCTCCTCCGCCACCTCAGCCGCGTCGGGCCAGTCCATCAATTCCGCAATCCGCGGAAGGATAATCGGCGCCAGCATTGGCGCGGCCTGCATCATATCAAGCAAGCCTTGCGCGGTCTCAGCCCTTTGCGAGGTGAAGCTCGGACCCGTGGCGACGCGGACATCATACCGGCCCCGCTTTAGGTCAATCGGCCCGGCATTGACCGCGATTATTGCGGCTTCCTGCTTCTTTCCAAGAATGCGTACCTGCCGTTCCGTGTCATAGATCTTCGGGATCATATCCACGAGGATGCGCCCGGTTTCCTCAACCGCCGCTAGCAAGCCGTCAATGAATGCATACGTCCCAACATCGGCTTCCTTCTGCCGCGCCAGGATCGCCCGCCCGCTTGTCTCGTTTGAGCGAGCGCCAAGGCTGGCATCATAAATGCCCGTAGTCGCCTTGAGGTCATCGGACGCAAGCGCCGCTTCCTGAAGCATAGCGCCCTCGATCCGAGCAGGCTCCAAGCGCTGCGGCGGTCCACCGGCCTGCGGATCTGGCGTATAGGTCAGGAACGGAGGGTTCCCAGTCGCCATCTGGTACCACTCTTCCTCGCGCCCCTCGATCTGGCGATCTGTGACGAGGAAGGGGGCTTTCGGCGCAAGCGCCAGCTTCTCAACTGAAGCGGAACGCCAATAATTGATCATCCGCTGGCTGTCTTTCGCGAAGCGGATGATGCTGGAGCGAACAACGCGCGGCCCGATCTCCACTTCCTCGCCTGAGACGAAAACGATCGGGATACGATCGCCAAGCCACTCATGCGGACCGGACAGGATTTCCGCGCCGGTCATGATCCACCAGCGCACCTTCTTCCGGCTGACCTTCCGCCGCATAGGCTCGCCGTTCTTATCCACGCGAACGCCAGGCGGGGGCGGGATCTCCGGGGGCTGAACGCCCATTGCGGCGTCCATCTGGGCGCGCTCAAGAGCGGCTTGATAGGCCTTCGCAAGCTCCTCATAATCTTCGGCGTAGATCGTCGCGCCAGTCTCAAGCGCTATGAGTTCAACCGTCTCCTCGGAGACTTCCCAATATTCCGCCACGCGGACCATATCAAGGGTAATCCAGTCGGCATAGTCAACGCCATCAAGCCCGGCGTCGCCATAAAAGCCGATCTCCGCCGTGTCCTTTCCATACATCTGATGGAAGGTCTCCTTCGGCAGCTCCGTGATCACAAAGCAATACTTCGCATCGCGCCGCGTGCGCTCGACGGACGCCGGATCCCAGACCACCGCCAGCGGATCGGGGATGCTTTCAATGAACAAGTCCTGATCGAAGGTCTTTTCCGTCGCGTAGTCGGTCTTTATTCGCCAGTGACCCATACCGCACGACGCGGAATGCTTCAGGCCTTGAGAGTAAACCCGCCCCGCCTGGCTGGCCTGCTCGATCGACCGGATCATTCCTTCCATCACTTCAGCCGTCTGCAAATCCCCTTGCTCGGCTGGGGTTACATTGATTGAGGGAGGCGCAAGCCGCACCTCGTTAACCACCTGACGGATAAATTGCGGGAGCCTGTTGATCGTCAGGCAAGGCCGTCCGGCCTGCTGGCGATCGAGGCGGACCTTCTCGGGCCACTGCTCACCCGCAAGGAATTTCAGATCGTCAACGGCTGAGTTCCGGTTCTCGCGCTCAAAGTCAATCGCATCGCCGTACTGCTTGCGGCGCTTCTCCAGCCACTCATACTGCTTTGGATCGGTTTGACGCCGCGCCATTAGCTCGCCATCCACCCGGCTGCGCCGGCGTAAGGGTTAACGGTTTTTGGCTTAGACGATATATTGCGATAATCCGCAATACCTACCACAAGATATCGGAATGCGTCGGCGGCATGCGAGGCCCAGTCGTGGAGGGGACGCGGGTTAAACGCCTTGCGCTTCTCAGACCATTCCCGACGATAATGCTTCAGGGCTTTCAGACCTTCCTTGCACTTCTCAGCGTCCATCCAGACACGCGGCAGGGCCAGGCGCACGGCCTGAATGCCATCATCCGCATTGTCTTGGCCCAGAATACGCGCCCGCACGCCGAAGCCCTCCAATATCTCAACACGCGACTTCCCCGAGGACAAATCACGCGCGGCGGCATCATGCGGGAGGATATGCTCATAGTAAAGATAGGGTTTTTCCCTGAGGACGCGGACATAATGATCAAGCCCGACCCCTGACGCCTCGTAAAAGTCAATGACCTGTATCGCCGTTCCGTTCAACTGGGCGAACCAGATCGAGGTGCTGTCCCCTATTCCCAAATCCCACGCGGTCACTACGGGTAAGGCAGGATCCCAAGGAACCCGGCCTATGCGCTTGTCCGTCTCGGCGATCTGCAGGTCACGGGCGTAATAAGACCCCTCAACCGCCGCCGCGAAGCTGCACTCATATTCGCGGTCATACTGATCCGCGCTCATCTGCCGCCTGGCATCGGCTAGTTCCGCCTCGTCGACTATTCCCGTCTCACTTGCCCGCAAGGTCAGGTGGAACCACGTCGGGTCCACCTTGCTAGCCTCGTTTATTTCGAAGAAGTCGTTCTGCCCTTTGGGCGTGCCGATGAAGCAGGCCCAGCCTTTCCGGTCACTAAGCGCCGGACGTATGACCTCGCGCCAGGCGCGAGGGTCAATATCGCCAAACTCGTCAAGCACACACCCATCAAGATAAAGGCCCCTGAGCCGCTCATAGTTCTCCGCCCCATAAAGTCTCACCCTTGCGCCGTTAGGAAAGTCCACTCGTAGCTCTGTCTCGTGCCATGATACGCCGGGGATCACGCTTGCGAATTGCTTGAGATATTCCCAAGCCACATCCTTAGCCTGGGCGTAGGTC